CTAACACATTTACTATCAATACTGCTATTAAGAGTCAAAGGTTTATTTTAGATAACCAAGATATTGATACCAATACAATTAGAGTACAAGTATATCCTAGCGGTGGTTCATTTAATGAAGAGTATAAAGTTGCTGATAATATCTTAGGGGTTGATGGTGATTCAAAAGTATTTTTTATAGACGAGATTGAAGATCAAAGATATGAAATACTACTAGGAGATGGTGTTCTAGGTAAGAAGATTGAAAATAATTCACGTATTGAAGTATCTTATCTTACAACTTCAGGTCCTGAAAGTAATGGAGTTAAGACTTTTGTCTTTACTGGTGTTATACAGAATCCAAATGGTGTAAGTCCTAATGCCTTTACAACTACAATTACATCAACTACACCTTCTTCGGGTGGTGAAGAGGTAGAAAGCACTTCTAAGATAAAATATACTGCTCCTAAAGCATATGGCACACAAGACCGTGCAGTGACCGCACAGGACTATGAAGCAATTGTAAGAAAAGTATATCCAGCAACAAGTGACATCATTATATTTGGTGGAGAGGATCAAGATCCACCAGAATATGGAAAGGTATTCATTGTATTAAAACCAACTGATGCAAGTTATCTTACATCGTTGACTAAATCACAAATAATTGCTGATCTTAAAAAGTATGTTGTTGCATCTGTAGAACCACGAATAGTAGATCCTTCTATTCTCTATGTTGAGATGACAAGTAAGATCTATTATGACGGAGGTGTAACAGATCAGACTCCCGCTAATATTAGAGATAGTGTAATCACTGCTATACAAGGTTATATTAATGAAAGTGATACTGAGAAATTTAATGGTAAGTTTAGGTATAGTAAGTTTGTAGGTGTTATAGATGATGCTGATGTTAGTATTAATTCTAATCTCACAAGTCTCATGATGAGAAAAGACTTCTATCCTTCTCTTAATTCTACCTTCTATTACGAGGTATGTTTTCAAAATGCGTTTGATGAAGACTGTGATGATCCAGTTTTGTCATCTACTGGGTTTAGGGTAACTGAGTATCCTAATTTTGATGTCTATGTAGAAGATAGGGATAAGAAAATTGTCCTATATAGACTAGATAGCGTAACTGGTGAGAAGGTTGTCCTCGACAGCGATATCGGTGATATAGATTATGTAAAAGGTGAGTTAAAAATGTATGCTCTTACAATTATTAAAGGTAGTTTCTTTGATAATCGTATTTCACTAAGAGTAAGACCACTATCAAATGACATCAAGGCAATGCGTGAAGTATACCTTGACGTTGATGTTCCTAATTCATCCTTCACTGCATATAAAGAGTAAGTAAATGGTTGCTGTAAAAACAAAGCGAATCTCCACTCTAATAGAGACACAGCTTCCTGAGTTCATTAGTACAGAATACGAACTTTTCAGTAAGTTTGTAACAAAGTACTATGAAGCACAGGAGTTGCAGGGTGGTACTTTAGATGTTATTAACAATATTCAAAAATACGCAGATATTGATTACTATGAACAAAACTTACTTAGACAGCATGATACTTTGGACGTTAGTATCAGTAATTCTGATAACACAATTGTACTACAAGATGCAACGAGTTTTCCAAAACAAGATGGATACGTAAAAATTGATGATGAAATAATTTTTTATGCAACTAGAACTGATACTACCTTACAAGGTTGTTCTAGGGGTGTTAGTGGTAATACAAAACTAGGTGATCTATACAGTAAAAGTAATTTTGTAAGCACAACTGCTGCTGCACATAATGCTGGTCAAAAAGTTCAAAACATAAGCAATCTTTTCTTATATGCGTTTGTCAAAAATTTCGAGAAACAATATCTAGGTTCTTTTCCTGAGAAATATCTTAGAGGTAGTGTTGATAAAAGAACTTTAATAAAAAACATACAGAATTTTTATAAAGCAAAAGGAACTGATAGTTCTATTAAGTTTATTTTCAATACTCTTGTTGATAAAGATGTAGATTCAAATGCACGTTCAAATTTAGCACAGTTTGAGTGGTTTATAAAATCTGAGTTTGATAATGTTGCAATAAATGTTACAAATCCAAGTGGTGAATTTTCGGTTGGTGATAGAATATTTCAGAATGGTGGAAATGCTAGTGGTGAAGTTGCTAAGGTTGTTAGAAACGATCAAAATGAAATTACAAGAATATATTTAAGACAACTATCAGGTTCATTTACAATTTCTGATGTAATATCAGGTAAAGTAGGAGCATCATTCACTGCTGGAACAGTAATTACCTTCCCCAATGGAATCTTCTACATTGATTTTGGTAAGTTTGCACGTATCTTCGGTCCTTTTGAGACTGGTAAGTATTATCTTGCACCAGAAGGTATAATAATGAGACAGAACTGGCAAATTATATGGAACCAGTCTGATCCTTCTAATCTACCAATGCCTGTGCATCCAGAAGGTCACCCTATGAAGTTTAGCACAACTAGAGAGGGTACATTACTTGGTGGAGAATTATATTATAATACTGCTCCTGTTAATGGTGTAAAAACAAATTATACTAATGAATTCCAACCAGAATTTATGATGGAGTTAGGTGAGACTAACAGAGTTTATTATTATTGTGCTTACCATCGTTACATGTCAGGTCTAGACGGTGATGAGGGTTATATGACTCTTGTGACTGGAGAAGGAAGAAAACCAAAAGTATTCAAACCTGAGGTATACAAACCAAGAGATTTTACATACAAATCATCTGATGCTGATTGGATAAATGTATATGCACTTAAGTGTAAGGTTGTATCTGGTGATGTAAAAAATTTAATAGGAAAGAAAATTGTTCAGTCTGATACAGAAGAGTATGATTATGCAGATGCTGTTGTAGACAACGTGTATGCAGATGGAACTAGAGATGATGAAGTAATCTACAACATAGTTTTAGCACCAGAGACAGTTAATGGTGTATTTGGTGTCTCAACTAAGACTCAACTTGAGAAAGTATTAACAGGAACCGCAACAACAGCAGGAGATAGAATTGATGTTTTCTCTACTACTGGTTGGGATGCTACAGGATCAGTATTGATTGGAAATGAGACAATTACATTTAGTGATAAGACTGTAAATCAATTTATTATAGACAATAGATCTGCACAGACTGCTGTACAATATGATATTGGTACACCAGTATACAAACCAGTAACTATTAGTGGTTCTGGTGTGACATTGTTAACGATGGGTATTGTATATAACTTACAACCATCAGATGCACAACCATATTCTGCAGTTGGTGATAAAATTCAAGTATCAAATCCTGGTTTTGAGACTGATGATTCTAAAATTGTAAATGTGGGTACAAACCAGACTAGATGGGTATTGGGAACTGGTGCATCTCCAAATATTCCTACATTTCCAACAGTCGCTACTTCCTTAAATCAAGTTTCTACTGATGTATCTGCTATACTTGCAGATGATCAATATTATTATATTGCTAGTTCTAGTTTTCCATCACATAAAGTTTTAGATGGTTCTACTTTTAATCAAACATTATTAGATCAAAAACTTCTTCGTATTATTAGAAAGCAAGCAACAAGAACTACAGAAACATATCCTACACCTAAGAGAGATATTGGAATTGGATTAAATGGAGTTCCTTTCTACGGTTATAAAGATCCAGAAAGTATTAGATATGGTAAGTTAGAACAAATCAAGGTTGATCTTCGTGGAACTGGATATGTAAGACCACCATTTGTATTGATTGATCAAGTACCTAATAAAGCAAGAGCAATATTAGCAGGACAAGTTGTAGAAAGCATAAGTGTAGATACTGCTGATGTATTTCCTAGAACTCCAGACATATTAATTACATCTGGTAGAAATGCTGCTGTTCGTGCTGTAGTTACTGGTGGTAAAGTAACAAGTTTAATACTTGATAATCCTGGTGAATTTTATTCCTCACCTCCACAAATTGTAATTAGAGACAATGCTGGTAGAGGTAGATTTGCTGAGTTTGAATCAGTTGTTAATACTGATGGACAGATTACTGGATTTAATAAGATTGCAGAAGGTAATTTTTACAATCAAAATACTATAATTGTTGATGTAGTTCCAGTGGGTAGTGGAGCAACTGGTATACCTCTTCTTACAGAATGGAATTTCAATAGATATAAAAAATTAGAATCAAAATTAGATACAGAGAATGGTTATGTTTTTGATAATTTTAATAACGTATTAGAGTATGGTTATGGTTATACCGCAAACCCGAAAGCACTTCGTGTTTCTCTCAGTGATAACCTAAACAATGCTGGAACAGAACCAGCATCTAAATCACACTCACCTATTATTGGTTTTGCATATGATGGCAATCCAATCTATGGTGCATTTGGTTACGAAAATCCTTCAGATTCTACATCATCTATTATAAGAATGACCTCTAGTTATTCTATTAATGGTGGTCGTTCTGAAGGTCCTGATTTGACAAACTATCCTATTGGAACTTTTGTCAATGACTATACTTACACTCATAAGAGTGGCACATTAGATGAGAACAATGGAAGATTTTGTATTACCCCAGAATTTCCGAAAGGAACTTATGCTTATTTCATTACTATTGATAGCAATCAAACACCGCAATATCCATACATTCTAGGAGAGAACTTTTATTCTCTTCCTGTTGATAGTAATTACAATTCTAACATCAGTCAAGATGACATTCCTAAGAAATCAAAAAGATTATATGAAGCAGGAATGCCTAGAAATGGTGATGGATTTATAGCAACAATTTCTGATGTAAAACCAGGTACAGTTGATGCTGTTAATGTAGTAGATTCATCTCCTAATTTTTCTATTAATTCTCAGATATATTTGGATAATAAAGGAACAGAGGGATCTGAGGCAGAAGCGATTGTTTCTTCTGTAAAAGGAAAGAGTGTAAATTACTTAGAATCAAAAGAAAATAAAGTTGTTAAATTAACAACAATACAATCTGCATACTTGTTTGCAGATGATACTTTGACTCAACCATCATCTGGTGCATTTGGTTCTATTGTTGGTACAGTTAGAAATGACAGCACTATTGTTCTTAGAAATGTAAGTGGTACATTTAATGACACTGGAACTTTTTCTGCTTCTATAAAAACTTTTTCAATCTTATTAGATCAAAGAAGTTCTTATACTAAGGGTGCTACATTAAGTTTGACTGATGGTGTTAATACACCAATCGCAACTGCAGAAGTATTAGAAGGAACATCTGCTCAAAACACAGTTCAGATAAAGGTTCTTACAGGAACATGGATTGTAGATGATAATTATTTCTTACAGTCAAGTAATTTATTCAATACTTCTGGAACTAAAATAGTAACATTAACTTCTCTTAGTGATGGATTAAATCCATTTGAAGTTAATCAAAGTGTTGCATTGATTGAAACATCAACACCTCATGGATTAGGAATTGGTGATCAAGTAACAGTTGATATCAATCCTGATGACAGTACAACAACTAAGACTTATTATTTAAGAAAGAGGTTGTATCAGGAAGCTGTTCTGATACCACCTAGCAGTAAAACTGCTATTAATTTTACAGGAATTGGTCGTTATGAAATACTCAATGGCGGAGCAGACTACACTACTGGCACTTACACTAGTGTTGCTCTTACTGGTGGATCGGGCACTGGTGCCACTGCTACGTTCACTGTATCTGACGCTGGCATAGTATCTGGCATACAAATACAAGATGCTGGTGTAGGATATGCAAGAGGTGATTTCTTATCAGTTGCTGATGAAGATCTAGTAAGGTCTGGTGCATCACAATCTACTGCAAGGTTTACAATATATGTTGGACATGTTGGTGTGCCAGCTGGTGGTACAAAAGTAATAGTTGATGATGCTTTAGGATTCGCAGAAAATGATCTCATACAAATTGGTCAAGAGATTCTAAAAATTGCTGGTATCAATGGAAAAGATATCTCTGTAATTAGAGGACAGGAAGGAACTACAGATGTAGATCATTTTGATGGACAGGAGGTGTCTCTTTACAATCCACAATATAACTTTACAAATAATTACCAAATATTTGATACATCAACATCAGGTTATGTTCAATCATATGATCCTGTAACACAAAAAATTATTATTGTATATGATTATGGAACATTAGTATCTACTGCAGATGAAGTTACTTTAAGTTCTAGTTTCTTTGACTCTAGTAATCCATCAAGATTAGTCTCTGTTAAATCTGCTGATCAGTTAATATCTAAATTTGAATTCTCAGAAGATAATAGTACATTTGTACCTAACCCTAACATAGATCTACAAGAATTTTACAAATATAAGTTTGATACGTCTCATTCTAGTCTCACTGGGACTTACTTTGATATTAGTCCAAGTAATAGTTTTAATTTAATTACAGTAGAGAAAACAGAATCAACTATTTTACCTGGCAATGCTGGTGCATTTACAGATGTTAAGTTTGGATTTGGTTATAGAGATTCATCAAATACATATCAAATAAAAACAGGAACTGATTTTACAAACTTCTATTACTTTGATAATAAGAATGTAGTAAATTCAGAAGGATCATACTTTAAGATCATAACAGATCCATTACAAGGAATTAAGACACTCAACTATGTTACAGCAAATCGCTTTGTTTATGATGTTGCCAGCACTCCTCTTTGGGATGGTTCTGGATCCATTTCTTACACTACTACTGGTCAGTTCGCTGTCGGTGAGATTGATGAAGTCAACATCATCAACCTTGGATTAAATTATAAAAAAGTACCAGCAATTATTGGTGTTGATCCGTCAGAGAGTTTTAGAGCTTCTGCTACAGTATTGTTTGATGTTGCATCTCAGACTATTACTGGTGTTAGAGTAGATAATCAAGGTTCAAATTATGTAAATCCAAAAGTTGTAATTACAAATGGTGATGGAGTTGATGCGTCATTTAATATTGTTGTCAGAAATGGACAAATATTTTCATTAACTGTAGGTAAATCAGGAAGAGGATATACATTTGCACCTGAGATTAAAATTGTTGAAAGTGATGTAGAAGCTTTTGCAAATAGCAATAGTATTGGTGTTCCACAAAGTGTAACTTTTATAAGAAATGGTGGTGCATTTCATTTAGATAAAACAGTTGCATCTTCTTTCACTTCAAATTATGTTGTTGCATTAAAAAATTACAATGGTGATTTTAGAAAAGGTGAATTAGTAATACAAAAGTTAAATGGTGTAGAAGTATTCAGAGCAAGAGTTGCTGAGTGGAGATTTGGTTCAAGATTATTAAAATTAGAAAATACAATTGGTATTATTCGTGAGAATGTTGCGATTGAATCTTTCAACATGCCTATATCTGGAATTGTTCATTCAGTATTTGTTAGTACGTTTACAGAGGAGATATCTAGTTTCTATGATAATCTAGGATATTATACTTCTGATAGAGGTCGTTTAGGTGTATCTAATCAGAAAGTTATTGATAGTTATTTTTATCAAGATTATTCTTATGTTGTCAAATCTAAGACTCCAATTGATCAGTGGCGTGAGTTAATTAAGTCTACAACACATCCTGCTGGATTTAAGTTATTTGGACAAGTAGATGTAGAGGGAACTGCTAATACAGAGATGCCAGCAGAGATGCCAAAGTCATCTCACTTTAGTGTCATACAGCTTTGGGATCCAAATAAAAATAAGATTACTGTTGAAAGCACAAAACAAGTAACTACTCAAACAATTCAAAGTGTAGAAAGTCAAAGAGTTCGTAAATCTTTTGGTACTGCATCTACTAGCGAATTCTTATTTAATGAGGTTCGTGCATTTGAGTTTACTCTTGCTGCACCTTTTGATGGTTACTACGATACTAATGGTAGATTACAAGGAACTACATCTTTCCAAATTCTAAATGATGGAACACCTTTCTTCCCATCATCTGAAAAAGGTCTTATAGTAACTCTAGATGGTGTTATACAAGAACCTGGTGTTTCTTATACTATCTCTGGTGATCAAATTGTATTCTCTGCTCCTCCTCTTGGAAATGGAGCAAAACTAACTGGTGAGTCTGGTGAGACTACCGCATATAAAGGTGTTACCTTCTATGGTAAAGTATTCCAGTTTAAAGACGAACAATATAATACTAAACATTTAAGAAAGATTAGAAATATATTCCAACGTGGTGGTACATGGATTGATGCTGCAAATCAAATTGAGAGAAATGTAGAGTTTATTGTAAATGAAACTATTGGATATGCAAAAGAAACATATCCTACATTAGATTGGGCAACAAAACAAGATGATTATGAAGCTAACATTAGAGCAATTTTAGATGCATATCAACATGATATTAGATTTGGTGGAAATGTAAAAACAATTGATTACACTTCTATTTTCAATTCTGATTCTGAATATCTTTACATTCAAAATAATAGATCTCAGTCAGATGCTATTTTTGCTTATTCTACTAGATTAGCAAAATTGGCAATTCGTAATTGGGATTATACTGATGAAGGTGTATCTTATTTTGCTGGTGGTTTTAAAATGACAGTGACTTCTACAGACAACCTTGCTGTTGGTATGTTTGTAAGTTCTGGTAAATCATATTCATCTGATACAAAGATTGCATCTATTGATAGTGCAACAGAAATAACAATGACTAAAGCAGCACTAGCAAACTCTGCTGGTGGTGGTGGAGCTCCAGCTGGAATTACAGAGTTGAGTGGTACAGGTACCACAGGACCTATTGCCACTAGCACAGGTGCTATTGTTCCTCCTAATGAATTTAATGTGCCACCTGGCGTTATCGTTACTATTCCTACATCTTTCTCTGGTAGTGACTCAGCAACCTTCTCGTTTAGTGGTGTTAATAATGGAACTTTCTATGATGCAGGTAATTTAATTACATTAAACAGAGCATATATTATTTCAGAGTCTTTAAC